ATATCAACATTCTTTGACTGTATATTTTTGTTAACCTCATTGATTATGACGATCTTTGATTTAGTTGCATTCAACTCATCTTGAAGATCATCCATCCCCTTAGATAACTTATCAGCTTCGTTTTGTTTTTTGCTGATCATAGTAGATTTGAAAATCTCATCAATGTGTTGTTGACAAGTGGGACAATCCTTATTAGATTCAAAAAACCCAACAAGTCTACTGTGCGCTCTGTGTTTTTCTTTCAGTTGGGATTGAATGTCTTTCAACTTAGTGAACTTCTCTTCAATCTCTGAAGCATGAGATATCTTAATATGCATCGAATCAATATCATCTTGAAAATCACTGATCTTTCGCTTCTTCTTAAATACCTCTTCTTCATTACCAGCCAGAAGATTTGATTTATCTACCAATAACATTCGTTTGTTTTCTTGAAGGTCTTTTACATATTTTTCTTTTAGATTTACTTCTTGTTCCATCAGATTATACTTGTAATCAATTTCTCTATAATCATCATCAATCGTTTTCAATCTCTGTTTCAGAAGCATATTCATCAAAGAGAAAATCTGGATATCCAAAATTTCTTCAACAACCTCACGCCTATGTCTGGCCTTCAGTTGCATGAAAGGAACAAATGTAGATGAACCAAGAATCACAACCTGTGTGAAACTACGATAGTTCAACTTGAGAATTTGTTGTTCTAGATATTTCTGGTAGTCTCTGGCATTTGCATCTTGGTTATACATTTTATCATTGATGTAAATCTCAAACACATTTGGTTTGATGCCACGAATAACCTTAATATTCTTTGAACCAATAGAAAACTCTACCTCAACCAACGCAGCAGAACCATTAACAGTATTAACTAGCTGCATCTTATTGATATTACGAAACGCCTTACCAAACAAACCAAAACAAAGGGCATCAAGAATTGTAGACTTACCAGCACCATTTTCACCAATAATTAAATTAGTGGAATCTTTGTTAAGTTCTATCTCTGTAAATGTATTTCCTGTGCTTAAAAAGTTCTTCCATTTCACCGTCTTAAATATAATCATATTGGCAAAACACCTCTTTCTGAAATTGATTTCTGTTCAAAGATTTCATCAATAGGTTTAATATTTTCTGCAATCAAATTTACAAGTGATGCCATTCTATCTGCTGGATAAATATTTCTACCAAGATTTGCAAATCTACAACAAATTATTACATTATCTTTTGTATAGTCACCGTCATCATCTATTCTATCCACAGATGGAGCTAGTGGATGTTTCGGAAAGTAATTTGGGTCTGACTTGTGTAACACACCAAAATCCAATGGCATATTAAGCCATCCACATCTTCTGTCTTGAGCATCCCAAATATCTTCAAGGTCTTGAACTGTAAGATAACACTTTGCCGGATGCCATTCTTTCTGTCCCTCACTAGATGGACCAGCAACACAACTTCTTGTTTTGTTCATCCTTCCTCTATTGGTTGAACTAGCAGGCAGATACCATTTGCCACCTTTAAGATGCACCGTGTTCATATGCACGTTTCCTAATAATTTTTTCCAATGTTTCTGTTTCAAATTTCCAAGTCCTGTGCTTCAGTATATAAAGTTCTCATTGTATTTTTGAGTCTACTTTTGCTTAGAGTAACATCCAGATCATCAATGTAACGTTCAAGCAGAGTCATAGTGTCTTCAGTGTTCTCAACGATATCATCAGAGACATTGTTAGCGTCCAGTTCAGAGAAATCTTCAATTATCTTGACTTCATAACAATCAGCTTGTAACAACTTATCTACAAATTGATCAAACTGATATAGGTCTTTCTTATTGACCACAACTAGTTTAACATACTTATTTTTATATGATGACATATCAAAATTAATATCTTGGCTGTCATCATAGAAAATCTTAGAGTAAATAGAACGAGTATTGACGATCCGTTCTAGCTCCCGCTTCTCTGTATCAAACACATGAAACCCCTTCGGGTCATTCCAATCATTCCAATAGATTTCATATGGCGTACCAAGATAGAACACTTGACCGTCATCTGATTTATGGTGGTAATGACCACTCATCACCATATCAAATCTTTTAAATTCTTGTCTGTCCCAACCATGATCCATGATCATGCCCTTCTGCATTTCAAAACCATTCAACTCTAAATGGCCCATACAAACTTGAGCATCAGATGTTTTTAACATCTTCATTGTATGAGAAGTATTGTCTACATTAATCCAAGGCACAAATAGAATTTTACACCCGTCAAACTCTACTTCTGTTGCTTTCTCATAGACAGTAATATCTTTGTATCTACCGTCTACAAGTTCATGTAGTGAGTTTACATCGTTAGTGTTCTTATAAAAGGTATCGTGGTTTCCAACAAGCATGTGGAAATTAATACCTACAAACTTATCAATAAATCGCTCACGAAAATCTTTCGCAATACGATAGGACACATATTTCCTTCTATCCATAACATCGCCGAGATGAACAACATCGGTTATGTTATGTTCTTTTAGATATGGGAAAAACTGTTTCTCGTAAAACTCAAAAAAGTATTCGTTAAAGTTTTGATTGTCATTTCTAGCTCCAAAATGTGTATCAGTTATCAGAGCAATCTTCAACGATCTTCACCCAATCTTACTACCTTATCAATATCTTCATCCATAAAGTTTTCTAGTCCTTTTTTTTCAGTTGAAACCTTCTTCTTTGGTTTATATACATCTTCATCGGGAAGCATATTATTCATTAAAGTCTCATCAATAGTATAAACGGTATGATCACCTTCCATAGTGGTGTAGGCCTCATAGTGTTGTTTCTCTATTGATTGATTTTTTATATGAACTTGTTTTTTCTCAGCCTGTATTCTACGCAAAAATGCATAGTAAATTATCTGAGTGAAATATGCAAAAGGATTCTTTGATTTTGCTGGATCAAAATTGTATGCGTACTGCAAACAGTTTTGTATGCCGTCAGAAATCATTTCATCCCTATATGAATAATTAATAAAATTAGGCCGATACGATAGGTGTGTTGCAATCTTCAAAAAACACTCACCAATATAATTGGTCAGGGGTGGATTTATTTCACCTTCTTCTTCTGCCTCTTTGCATTTGTCTCTCCACTCTGACATTGCTACCAGAAATGCTTTATTATCAACATAATGCACACTTTTCTTTTTCGCCATAGTTACTCCTTTAATCTATACTGATACTAACAGAGTTAAGCATTATTGTCAATGAACCTTTTAGTTTTATTAATTATAAAAAAGAGTATTGACTCTACGATAAAATGTGTATATACTACGCTTGTAGTCGGTTGATGATAAACTATAGAGTATAGCTTAGTGAATAGTTTTGATATTCATTAGTTCTTCTATAGTTTCTTCAAGTTCAATTTCATCCAGTTCGTCATCAGTAGCATCTAGTTCATAAACATCAGGTTGTTCATGAAATTCAAATTGATTTATGCAATGATTATAATATTTAATTAGACCAGATGATGCTGGGGCTGTCATAATTACATTTTGAGCATTAATATCAATATACTCTTCTTCTGACATAGGATGAACCCACGGAGTCAAACTTAGTGAATCAGCTGGTCCATTTCTAGTCATTTTTGATATTACTTGCAATTTAAGTGGAAAGCTTATCTGAAGTGGTTTATTAAAGTCAAACAAATCATCATTATCAAATATGCTTCCAACAATGCTTTCGCCATTGGAGAATTTAAAGACTCTGATTGTGTCATTCATAGTTTTATCCTATCTATTTTAAATCGAAACTTTTGTTCCTTATAGATATTTATACGTTCTCTAAAATGTCTCAACGTAAAATTAAGTTTAGAATCTATGGAAAGATCATCGGAAATATCATAGAGCCGTAAGGTCTTACCACCCCCATGCTGTCGGAGTCCACGGCCAAGTGACTGAAGAACCCTGATTTTGCTTTTACTGGGACTGGCGAACACGATGTTACCAATGTTCCGAATATTGATACCAGTGCTAAAAGTCCCATAACTGGCAACAATGATGGCATCCTTTTCATTTTCTACAATCTCCCTTATTTCTTCTCTAGTGTCTGTGTTAACACCACCATAGACAAAAAATACTTTCCTGTCTTTATATTTATCTTTTATTAATTTATGTAAAACTGCGCCATGTTTTTCTACGAACTGAAAAAGACACAAAGTGTTCCCATTGCAATGACCCACAAGATTGCATAGAAAAGTATTCCTTTCAGCCTTAGTGACGATGTATTCCAATTCTCCTCCATAGTCAAACTCCCTTACTATTCTTCTATCCTCATCAGGATATTTTAAAACTATACATTTAATTTCTAAGTCTGCTAATGTTTTATTATCAATTAATTCTTTAGTTGTCACAACGTATTTTGCTTTACCAAACAATCCCTCTAACACTAATCTATGTGTTTGAGTTCCGTCTAGTGTACCTGTCAATCCAAAACGATACTTGCAAGTGTCAAGTTTTGTTAAAATACCAGTGAGAGATTTTGCTTTAAACAAATGAGCCTCATCCCCAAACACTGCCCCAAACTGTCTAAAATACTGTCTGGGCATCCTGTGAATAGATTGCCAAGTTGAAATAACAACATCCTTGGTTACTTTCTTTTCATGTCCTTGATATATTTTTTGGCAGTATGTTCCAGAACTCCATCCATAATCTTCAAAATCTTTATACAATTGTTCAACTAGAGATGTGGTTGGAACTAAAATTAAAGTCTTCAATTCCATCATATGGTAGTAACGAACAAGACAATATATTATTAATGATTTACCCGAAGCAGTAGGAGAAATGAGAAGAGAACGATCTGTGGCAATAGCATGGGAAATGGCATCAAGTTGATAATCTCGTATTTTAATTCGTTTTCCATTAAGTGTGGGTCTAAGTCCTCGTACAAAACCCTGCACCACACTTCTGGCCACTGTTCTTTCACTTCGGAGTCCGTCTTCCAATTCATATTTTTCACCATTTTTTTTAAGGTACTCTTCTATATAGGGAAGAAGTCCCATATAAATTTCCCCTGTGACAATGTTGTAAAGTCTTATCTTACCATCCCACATTTTATTTTTGTAAGCAGGCATGTATTTAAAGCCTGGGACTTCAAAGGTGAAAAAATCATTCAACTCTGCGCTGGTTGAAGGTTCAACGTTTTCAAGTTTTATATAAACTTCATTTTT